GAACTTGCCCTTCCGAAGCACCTGGAGGTTGAGGCGCACCCTCAGCAGATGTGCCTCTTTGTAGTTGCATCATGGTTTCTTGCGTAATAGCTTCCCAATCTTCATCAGTAACGTCTAGCTCAGGGAACGCGCCCTTGAGTAACTTCAAGATAATCTTCAATGCAGCACCTGGAGCTGCCTTAGCGAACTGTCCGACTGCCTGAGCAATCTGAATAGCCTCTTTCTTCTTAAACGTGCTTGTAGGCTTCTCACTCGAACCTGCCGCAACCTTCACAGTCATGGAAGCGTTTAAGTCAGAAATCTCCATAGACTTCCAATCTGCGATTAACTTATCCCCAACAAGACCACGAATGACCTCTGTGGGAACCTTAGAAACAAGAATCTCTGCAATCGTCCAAGATAAGTCTTGTACGCAGTCTTCTACGGCGTCGGTCTTATTGCCCACACGAATACGTGCGGCAGAAGTATAAGCCTGCACTGCATCTTCTGTCGTATTTGTCTTGAACTGAGCGCCACGAATAGCGTCATTGACAGAGCTAATTCTATCAATCGCAGCATATAAGTTACCTTTGTCGAAGAGTTCTTTGTAGTTGATACTTGGAGGCGCCAGAGTTTCCATGCCATCTTTAATTGACATACCATCGGGTACGTCGATGCCTAGGACGTTATCGCCAGTACCGTCTTTGAGATAGTTTGCGAGCTTCTTAGCATCGTCAGGTTTGATCTTATTATTGTTGTAAACTAAGATATTAAACACGGCACGACGAATTCTAACTACCTCTCTGTTAATCTTATTAACTTCGTCCTGCTGATCGAGGTAATAGCTAACTTCTCCGGGACTGACTACACCACCAGTAGCAGGAGCAAATTGAACGAAAAAGTAAGGGTAAAACCGAGACGTTCTTAATTCGTCTTCCCATGCCCATATCGGCCAAGTCCAATCGTTGTCGGCAAAGAGATAGATTCTTCTCGTGGTCTTGTCCCAATAGTAGTAGCATTTGGTCATATTCTGGTAGATATAGCTCTGCTGTTGCTCGTCAATATTACTTGGTGCACTCTCTTTTCCACCTTCGATAGCTTCTAGGACCATACCGAGGGCGTCTTCTCTACTGCCTGGGCCTTCCAACTTGACCTTATGACTAGGCTTGTAGATGCTCTTAAACTCGTCCTTCTTCTTGGTAGTAAACTTAGCATTAAGGAAGTCAGTGGATAGGTAGATTTCTTCCAGCATCCAGTTAGCATCGCTGCCGTCTTCGTTCTCAGCGCAAGGGTCGATGATGAGATTTCTTGGGAACACGTTACTTAACTTGAATCCACTTGGCTCCATCCATTCCATCTGGCTCTCAAGAGCCTGCATCTTGCCCTCTAATTCCTTAACAATCTTCATATCCTTAGCTTTTTCAAGCTCGGTATATAAGTCTTGAATCTCAAACTCTGCGGCCTCGCGAGAATCTTCCTTCCTTATGTAGTCGAGCTTAACTATGCCTAAGTTAGTCAACTCAGCGTGTAGAGCTGCCTTCTTCATTCTCGGCTTGAGATTGATACCGGGAGAGGTTTTCTTGTTGAAGATAGCGTTTACTGCGCGAGCTAAGACTTTGGCGAAGGCTTTGTCTTCGTCTTGGTCAGTAGAGAAAGCAACGTCAGGGTTCTTGGCATAAATAGCCGGGATCATGGTCGAAGTGTTAGCGTAAACTAGGTTCTCGAAACCGTCACCAGAGCGAAAAGCTCGGTCAGCAGAAGAACGAAAAATGTCGTCCTTAACTTGATTGTGGTTATAGTATCTATATGCTTCGTCCCAAGCAGAGCGCACCTGTTCGTAAGCCACGATTGCAGCTTGTTTGCGGCGTTCTACGTTCTTGCCGAAGGCTTTGCTAACTACTACCTTTGGCCCAAGGACTTGATAGCCAGGGGAAGGTGTGACTTGCGCCACACCTTCTGGCATATCCTCGTCCATAGACTCTAGAATCTGTGCCTCTGGCGGTAGATTACTTGGAGGACGAATAGCCATTATTGCCTACCTTCACGCCTTGCTTTTGCTTTCGCTTCTTTACGATCATGCTCGGTAGTAGCTGCCGCAGCCTTACGCTTCTCAACTGTGTCACCGGCTCCGACACTATAGACAGGTGGTGGCATAGCAGGACTAGCAACAGAAGGTTGTGCAGTCTCGACTTTCTGATCTACCTTTGTTGCTGCCTCTTCCTTCTCATGAGTAACACGAGTCGCCGTAGTTTTGGTCGAGGCTTTGTTGTCTGAGGCTCTGCCACTCAGACGATCACGAAGCGAAGTTTTCTTATCTGCCATAGGATATACTCCTTAGAGGTTAGAAGGTGAACGCTTCGCGCTGATTAACTTAATCATGGCCGAAGGCCCACCTTCTGTCTTCTGTGTTATGGTGTCTCGTCTTCTTCTTCCGCAGGTGTGTTCGCCGCAACAGCGTCTGCGAGTTCGTCTGTGGAAGCACGGAGTGCATTGGAGAGCTGTGCGAGCTGCTCTGGATCGACCGTTGGAAGTGCTGCGAGTTTCTCAATCTCCGCAGCCAGCCCCTTGATAAGAGTACGTGCGCCTTCGCTGACTGTACGAGTGCGTTCGACTTGCGTTGCGAGTTCTTCTAGCATAAATTCCTCCTTCACTGTGTGTTGGATAAGGTAGTTTAGTTTCTCGTTTAGTAATCTAAAGGCGGCATAGACGTCTCTGTCCATTAGAACGCTCTGGCCTCCTTCTCTGTTTCATGCCAGAACATATAAGCTGGCACAGCCTCCGTCTTGGGGATTGCTATTTCACCTGGCTTAGGACGGAAACTAAGCAGATATTTAATTGCATCCATAGCATGATTGTTGCGGTCGATAGGTTGATCTTCGAACTCGCCTAGCGGATTACGCTTCCAAAAGTAGTTGCTGAACTCGTCACGGATAAACTCTAGTTCTTCTGAAAAGTAAATAAGCGCCGATGCATCTGGCGGGTCGATAGGTGGCATATGACGGTAAGTATTTAGGTAAGAACTAACTTTCACTATTCCTGCGTCTATACTATTGTCTGCAGGTCTCATCTTCAAACCTAGTTCATTATCAAACTTCTGTGCAATCGTAGTGCCAAGAATCTTATATCCTGGCATCGTTTTCTTCCTAAATAAGCTTGGATCGGCGCTGATCGGAGCGTCGATAGTAACCTTATCTGACCACTTACCTCTGATTAACTTAATCTTGTCAGCTTGTTCTTCCAAACTCATCTCAGTTTTATAGAAACCATCAACAATGATTACTCTACCGTAGTTGTCGATGAAGCCAAAAAGATAGCAAGATGGTGCAGAAATACCGAAGTCGTAGCCCTCTATGGCCTTGACTCGGACGCGCCTTACACTCACTAGATCGTCAAGATGCCCCTGTAGCTTTTCCCTAGGAAGCATATGAAGTTCTTCTCGGAAATTCGGGTAAACGAGACCTTCATACGCCGCCCATTTACCAAGCAGAAAACGATCTCGCATTTGCCCTGAGAAGGTAGACTCCATACCTTCGATAAAATCTGCTGGTAGGTTTGAGGCATTTTCATAGGTTGAACCTTCAAAAAGGTCGATAACTGGTTCTTTTGTTCTTGCGTTGATAAGGAGGGCATCTGTAATGACACCTTTCTGTTTGTAGATGTGAAGTGGCTTGATAAGGCGACGGTAGAACCAGTTGGACGTAGGATTGCAAGTAAGACATAGCCAGCGCGGACCAGAAGGAGGCATGGTAGTGTCAGACCCACGATACGGAGTAGTGCCACGAAGACGGCCCATAAGATCAAAGAAATCCTTTTCCACAATCCCTGGGTCTTCAACTTGGTCAATTCCTATGAAATCAAACGTCGATGAGAGTAGGTTTGAAGTCGTCTGGCCATCCTCAGAAGTCTTTCCTCTCTGTGAGATGTATCGAAAGTTAACTGTCGTACCGCAATGGAGATACATTGTGTTATCGTCTTTCGTGGGCCACCTTCGTACCAAGGCTTTCGGCATCCACTTATAGAACTCTTTGCGTAGTGAATCGTTAAGTTTCGGGTAGGTTTCGCGAGCAAGTAACAGATTAGCGCCAGGGTAATCGCCAGTGACTTGAATAGCTTTGATACAAAGGGCAGCTGTCTTGCCATTGCCAAAACCCCCACCAAAGACCTGGACCTTTGCGCGTGACTGATTAAAGCGAAAAGCTAAGCCGTCGGACTCTAAATTATAAGTAGGAATAGGATTAGCCTTTCTGTGATTAAGTTAATCAGGCAGGAAGTCAGATAAGTTAGGCATGTCTGGACGTTCCATATCTGTGATCTGCCAGAAGTTAGGATCAGACATAATCAGTCGCTCTAGTACGTCTTGTGTAGGTGCAAGTGGTGTAGCTTCTCTAGGTGTGTATAAGTCCGCGCCTTCAACAGGGCTAGCCGTGAGAGGCATAACTTGTCGTGGTGAGCCCTTTGGAATAACCTTCCTTCTAGCTAGGTGCTGTAAGTTAGACCATAGCCGTTCTAACTGGTTAGTAGCATCGTGGCTACGTATGTCTTCTATGTTCTCGGATTGTCGTCCGCCTTTCCAGTTCATAGGTATGTGCGTGAGTGCTGTCTCCATAATACTACTAGAAGGCCGAGGATCATAGACGCTAGAACTTGTACCTGTATCGCGGCGCTCTAGTATCTCCTGTATGAGTTGATCTGGCGTAGGCGTCTTGATGTGCGTGGACGAAGTAGGCGGATAAGATGGTAGGCCAGCACTTTGGCGCATGGAACTAAAGCCAAGAGTCGGTAGATCGGGCGATTGGTCATATGGGCCTACGCCTCCAGTTAGGAAAGCCTGCTGCATCATCTTGATAAGATTAGCGTCTGACTGATCCATGATTAAGTTACGGCTCTTAGTTCACGGTTCTTTGTGCTTGAACAGGTAGAGTTTCGTCTGCCACGATGATATCCGCACAACAGTGATCGTCTAGCGCACGAAGAGCTGCCCACGCGGGAACCCATCCACTATCAATCAGCGCATCGTATTGTGCGACGCATTGGTGTGCTAGATTACGGTGAGCGCCGTAATACTCGACAGTCTCCCGCCAAGTACCACGACGCTTGACCATAACACCAATTCTGTCAGGGTCTTCGAGCAAAACTTTGTCTCTCTTCTAAGTTGCCACATAAGCGTCAGGCTGAATCGTCACCCAGGTATTATTAGCCTCGCCTTGCGCCTGATAGAGAGCTTTAGGCGTGGTTGCTAGAACAATCTCACCGCTGAATAGCGGCGTCAGTGCACCGTTAGGATCAGCCGCAGTTGTGCGGTTAACCGAAGCGTATGAGTAGTCAAGAGGACCACCGGTGCCAGCTAGGTTCACTACGGTTGCCATGATTAACTTAATCCTCCTTCGCGTGTCCATTTGACTTGAAGTCGATCTTCGTTTGCACAGAGTCCGAAGGACTCGTTATCACGATGTGCAGTTCGTTCATGCCTTGGTTGGTGCGAGCCGCTTGATCTTGTGGTCGGTGTCCAGCACGGTCGAGTAAGTCTTTAGATGCGTGGAACTTGAGTGTTTTGCTCTTAGCAGTCATCGCAATCCCTGCGATATTATTAAGAGCAGCACCAGAATAACTAGCGAGGCGACATTCAATGTATTCACTGTTTGCATTGATAAGCTCTTGCATGATGTTCGAGAAAGACTCGGTATAAATGCGACTGTCTCTTACTTTATTCACATCTTGAGCAGATAAGCCTGTAGCTTCGCAGATTTCGCTGTCAGATATGCCCAAAAGTGTGTGACCTAGCACCACAAGCGCAACATTTATAGCTTGTGGTGGCGCACGCAGGTCCGAAAGCACACGACGAGCGATAGGTCGATATGCTTTGAACGGAACAGCAGTAGAAGCAGGAGGAAGTGAGTTAAAACTCACATCCTCATCTTCTTCTGGCTCGATTACGTCGCCGTTTGGCGCTACAAGAGGATCGCCTACTTTAGCGAGCGCATTTTTACCGTTAGAATTAGTCATCCGCCTGGATAACCTCTCGGATTACCGTCTCTATTGGTTGCGTAAGTGCTAGGAGCGATGGGGTAAGAGAGAATATCAGCGTTAATCTCTGTAACATCGCCAGCAACGGTCACTCGGTTAACGTCGGTGACTGTTTCAATGGTTCTTCTACCACCAACTTCACCTTGTGTGGACTCTCTAGCAAGAACGCGCGCATGAGTTTCCAAAGCTGTCTGTCCTGGAGCCACGCCATCGAGTGTTAGCGCCACTTCACGCAGAGCTTTGAGGCTTGCACGGTTAAAAAGTGCAGCAATTCGCCGTTTTAGCGGGTTATCGCCAGAGATAAAGCTATATGTGGCCGCTAAATCGCCCCAATAGCCACCTTTTACTGTTGCATCGGGCATAACTTGCTATCTCCTTCTAGTTTTGCGTTAGAAACGTGGCACTTCGTGCCATGATTAACTTAATCATACACGACTTTACCCTTCTTGTCAACATTTTACTTGACTCTTAGCCAAAAGTATGATATGCTTAACTATAAAAAAGGGGATATAGGTAGATTTCGATAATGTTTTGATTAACTAGCCTTCGGCTGATTAAGTTAATCATAGAAAGGAGAGGCAATATACCCAAATAGACCGCTCCGTAACTCAGACACAAACTTCCGCCATAAAAAAGAGCCAGGATGCGAAAGCGTCCTGGCTCTAATCGTTTCTACTCCAGCTTCGGAAGGGCAAGGAGTGTTAACGGGTGGTTAGAAATGTCCTGATTAACTTAATCACAGGTGTTTTCTAGCCTGTAATTTCGAATCTATCATGTTTTAGCCCTAAAGTCAAGCTTTTTTATTGTTATTTTTGCGCGCGTATGGAACATGAGTCTCAGAAGGGGGGATAAATTTAGATATGGGGGGCTATATGTGCTTATATCCTACCTCCTCCGTCGCCCCCTCACCTGGCCAAAACGAATTGCTACCCCAGGTTGTGAAGATGGGGGGGATAGGGGGCTTACTTTCCCTTATTTATCAGGCACTTAACTCACAAGAAACATATAGCGCGCA